CAATGAGCAAGTCGTCAAAGAAACGGTTCGCAGCCGCAACAACGGCCATAGTGATGCCGCTCTCGGGGTTGACGATCGTCTTCAGTTGATCGAACTGGTCAACAGGTACGCCGACATCCCGATCATTCGGGAAAACCCAGCGCCTAGTGTAGTTGGGCAGCTGGAACTGGATGGGCTGGTAACGAGCCTGAGGCTGCCGGAAATCAAGAACGCCGATCTGTTGGACCGGAGACGCCATCTTACCAACGTGTCCGCCGGACGTGAACCGTCCACAGAGTTTGCTGACTTTCTGTTGGAGCAGAAGCTCCAGGGCTGTAGTGTACTGAGCGGTCGGCAACTCCACTTCAAAGGGATTGTTGCCGCCACTCGATGGGGAGAATGCTAAGGCCACGGTGGCCACTCCTTACGAGGTTAAAACAGGGTTATGGAACCTGCCTTGTCCTCGTCGGGGGCGCGGTTGTCGTGTCTTAGTCCGGGGCTATCGCTTGTCCGGGTAGCGCACCACCAGCCGGGCCGCTCTACCGAAAGAACCTTGACGGCCACAACAATATGTTTTTAGGGGCCGCGGTGTCGGTAGCCTGGGCGGTCCTGGATGCGCGCTCGTCTGCGCCCTTCTGCCCGGCTGGTTACATTCAGTATTGCACTCCGGAATTCAGATGTCAAGCGATCCCCTATCCACAGCTCTATCTACAGTGCCGTTGGACAGGACCGCCCCGGTTGGACTGGGGAGCGATCCGAGTTCCTGGAACCCGTTCAAACGCGCGGAGAACTCCTCCGCGCCGACCGCAATGACGCATGCGGTTCGTTTATCGGCCGAGCGCCCCTATCTACATCTGTACCCACATGCTAGAAGAGGTTCCGGATGACCCCGAAAATGACATTCCCTTGAGCCCGAACTCCTGGCGGGGGCGGTGGGACGAATGGGAAATCACCGACCTCATCTCGCTTCATTGAGGATGTTGGACGCCAGGAGGCCCGGCGGATCTGGAAGTGCTGTTCTTCATCAAAGCCCCAGAAGACAACGAACGACGGTTGAGGAAGCCAGTCGTCTGGTCTGGTGGCAGATGTCGCACGCCAAGAGACCCGCCGGACTTGATGTCCGCGGTCTTCATCGAACCCTAGAGGGACGAAGACTGTCGGCGGTAAGATAAAGTCGTCTTGGGTACGCGATCTCCATGCGGGCCGACGAATTCGCCCCCCACGGTCCTCATCAACATAGATCGGGATAAAGACTGATGGGGCGAGCCAATCATCCTGAGGCTGAGGATGTGCCACCCATGGTCGGCGGATCAGTCGCCCACGGTCCTCATCGAAATAAATGGGGACAAAGGCTACTGGAGCGAGCCAGTCATCTTGAGGCTGGGGATGAGCAATAGGCGGCCGGCGTATCTGCCTTCCTCGGTCCTCGTCGAAACCAATCGGCGGGGTAAAGGTCTGGAAGATAGTGACCGGTTGTTGTTCCGGGTAATCCGGCTGAGGATGAGCACGCCAGGGAACTCGCCGGACCTGTATACCGCGGTCCTCATCGAAACCGAGGGGGACAAAGATTGTCGGCGGTAGAATAAAGTCGTCTAATACCGCCTGGGTGTGCTGTCTCCAGGGAGGACGACGAATACGCCCTCCGCGGTCTTCATCAACATAAGTTGGAATAAAGACTGCAGGGGCGAGCCAGTCATCCTGAGGCTGAGGGTGGGCGATCGGTGACCGGCGTATCTGCCTTCCTCGGTCCTCATCGAAGCCTATAGGGACAAAGATCGTCGGTGGCAGGATCCAGTCATCAGTTACCGCTTGGGTGTGCTGTCTCCAGGCGACCCGGCGGACCTGGTGGCCACGGTCCTCATCAAAACCGATTGGGACGAATATGACAGGCGGAAGAAAGTCTCCAGGGGACAGAAGATCCGGATGAGCTCGGAATGCCACCCGGCGTATCTGGCGCCCGCGGTCCTCATCGAAACCTATGGGCGGTGTTGTGGTCTGGAAAAGGGTCTGCTTCTGTATCCAGGTGTCTTCTAGAGGCGTCGAGTGCGCTCTCCAAGACTTCCGACGGCTCTGGACACCCCGGTCTTCATCAAAACCTATGGGTGGTGTGAAGGTCTGGAATATCGTCGGCGGCTGGATCGTGTCGTCTTGCTGGACTAATGGGCTAGGACGGGGGCGCCTCGGGGGGAACGTGTCAGAAGGGAAGTCAATGACGCTAGAAGCCGGCGCCATGAAGGAGGTGGTGCCGAGAACATCGTCGGTGGGAGCGGTACCGGTGAATTGAGGAGTTACGGTGGTTGTGGCGAAGACCCTCTCGTAACCTATGTTCGTATGTAGAATTGTCGCGGTAGTAGCTTGGCCAGCTAGCAAGAATGGACTTGTAGCTGCCCATGTAGGACTACCGGTTGCCACCGCCCAACCGATTACCACCTCTTTAGCTTGCTTCAGTGTACCTGTAGCTGGACAACTGAAGGGTGAGGTGATGTCTTGGGTGTTCGCGGGGTTCGCGTCGAGAGCCAGGGCATTAGTGGACGCGAACGGTCCCTTAATCACTACCGCAAAGGCGGCCACATTATCAGTGCTAGCTGTGGCCGCAAAATGAACCGAGGTTAGGGTCCCTGGGACTGTTACAATTGCATACCAAGCACGGCCTGTTGATGTCCCACTATCTGTTCCGGCATTGGTAGCTGCGTAGGTATTCCCTAGGTTATCTGAACACCCAGACGAGGTAAGGGTTGTCTGCTCCCCAACCACCCCATAGATAAGATCCCCCGCCGCTACTACTACCGAACCGGTCGCATTGAAGGGATTAGTGATCGAGATCGCATTCCCAGTTAGGGTGCCTGCGAGTGCCCCGAATGGAGACAACTCCGCGATAATCGCAAAGTGTTCGGCAATGCTATTTGTATCAAAGAAATCTAATGGAGTGGTAGTGGGGTTTGATATTACTTGGTCAACGACTAAAGTATTTTGAGTTCCCCCGTTATCATCTCGCTGAGTAAACCCTGAGGTAAATGTGATGGTTCCGTGGTTGTCGGGACCACCACTAGTAGAGCTAATAAGATTAGCAAAGAAGGTTGAGCCAACATCGTTAGTAGTCAGAGGTACAGAAACATCGCCAGTCGGACCTGGGGCATGCGTACTAACATTCAGCACTCCCCCGATTTGACTATATTCACTGAACTCCATAAGCAGGGAAGCGCCTGCTTGGGTAGTGTTAAAAGTAAATGTTAGGGTGGTAGGATTACCCCTAATACCAACCCCATAGAAGGTATCCCAGTATAGACCGCCGCCAACTGGCCACTCTTGCGTCGGTCCGACTATATAGGTATTAGTTACTCCGGCCGCGTTATCGGTTACGGAGGTTAGAGTTGCGTGCCCAACAAAAGCCGCGTCATTAATGTACCCGATAATAGAATTGTTTGTGCCGATCGCGGTGAAAGCAGCACAGGTGCCGGTCGTGGTGGTAACAACGAGGTTACCATCTGTAAACGTTTGAACATAAGCCACGCCGACCTCGGGTGGGTTAGATCAAGCCGGCAGCTCTCGCGGCCTTATGGGCTAGATCTTGAAGTCTTTCAAGGCGGGTATAATAAACGCTGCCTTTACGCTCGACCGTCTCTAACCACTTCTCAAAGTGGCGGCAGGGACCGTTAGCACACCGAGGGCAGATCTCGTCGTAGCATTGTTTGCAGGTAAAGTGATCCTGCGGCTTAGCGGAAATCTGGGGCCAATATACCTTACCGCGCTGAAGATACCCGATCTTCTGACAATGAATGCACTTGACCGTGTTCTCTTCTATCAACCCCTCCGGACCGCCCTCGATCCGGAGGTATCCATATGACCTACGCAATGGTCTACAGCTCGTCGAAGTCAGTGCGGGCCGCAACGGTACTTGCATAGTTTGGAGAAAGAGCCCGAAGACCTGCACCCGTACTAACAGTCGTACCTTGAGCCGATGCCGGAAGCACGATCTCATGACCGGGGGCCGCCTGCCACAAAACGCCCGAACGCTGGTTAAATGCCCGAAACCACCAGCTATTTGCCACACCATAAACGGTTGGTTCAGCCGACCAATTGATGTAACCCTTGGAAACTGCGGTATCAACCTGAGTACCGATAGCCGTACCGCTGTCTTTTGGCCAGGGGGTAGCAGCGGTGTTCGTACCTATGACCGCCCCAGTACACCAAAGAAAATCTCCTTGGATAGGGCAGTCTGTCGCATTCGGAACGCCGGTCGCCGAGAGTTCAATCTCGAAAACCCGCATTCTCCTCGGCAAGCTGGCCGGAACCCCCAACATTATCTGGGTCTTGTAGGTTGTGGTCAGGTTCTGTGCAGACCCGGCCATCTCGTTGTTGACTGTAAAACCACTCATGATCTTCTCAACTCGATTTGTTGTGTAAGACGAAAACTGACCGGCCCATTCTGGAACGCGGTACAATTCAGCCTGAACTGGATGCCGGTGTCCGGGGAAAACCCGTTCAAGCTTACCGGTACTGTGTATATAGCATACGTCCCTGTTGGATCAATTGCAACAGGTATGAAGGTAGTCCCGTTATCCGGAGACCTTTCTACCTGGATTGTGGCGGTAAAGGACCCATAGATATTTAAGGAAAACCAGCCATAAGACAGGACGATGCTATCCGAGACACCGATCCCGGTAAAGGTGTTCTGAAGAAGCATGACCCCCTGAGTTGGGGTCGCGATGACTGCCATCAGCCAGTACGCTTCCGGGCCCGAATGTTCTGGAAGTCAGCATCCTTAGCCGCTTCATCATTTGCTATATCAACGGCCATCTGATCTTCTGACCTCGAATTGACCACCGTTAGCTTAAGGATCTTAAGGCGGTTGAAGTTCGAGGGGTCAATCTTCGCCTCTGGGTGCATCATCTTCACCGCAGTCGCGATCTGGGCCCAATGTGTCGAGGTGACGAACATGACCGTCTCCTTTTCGACCAACCCGGCGACCGTGTCGAGGTAATCCAAGATCGACTTATTGAAGCCGATGATGCTGTTCGGATCAGGCTTCCACTTCTCCATGATCCCGATATTAACGCCATCACTGAGGCTCATGTCGCATTCTCCGCAAACCAAGCAGCTAGGTCATCGAGGCTACCATTGAACTCCGATTGGTCGAGTGGGCCGACGCCGGGGATGTCTGTCGGGTGTGGACCGACCTTACCATCACTGTACTGGTGGAAAGGAACCTGCGTACCTGGAAAGGCCCCGTAACCTAAGGGAGGAACCGGATAATTGCCATATTCCGCAAGCCAGTATTTGCAGGCGATCAGATACTTGGTCGATCGAGCATTCGCGATGGTGTATCGATTTCCATAAAGGAGGGGGAATTTACCTGAAGCTGCCTTGATTGCCCCGACGACACCATCGGCAAGGGTATCAGTACCAGCAGTGGCCGGATTGGGCTCATTATCCACCACGAGAAGAAGAGGGACACCGAGGAGCATCCGGAGCTGACCGACCGCATGCATAAAGTAGGCTGCCTGGGAAGATACCGGGTCCGCGTTCATAAAGTGGTAGACACCAAGCATCAACCCAGCATTCTTCGCCGCCAGGAGCCGCCCAAGTGCCTTAGGGTCAATAAAGGAAGAACCCTGGGTCAGCTTGTGGATCATCATCGGCCACCCAGCTTCTTTCGCCTTTACGAACAGAGCCTGATCGGTTGCATACGAGGGAGCCGGTAGACTGTCCCCGTGGTACATATCGAACATGCAGCGAATTAGGTTTGTAGCCATTTAGTACTTGCCCTTTTTGACTGGGTTACGTTTACCACCCCCAGCCCGACGTTGGGTATCGAGGGCAATGGCGACGGCTTGCTTATGGGGCCGGCCAGCAGCCTCTTCAGTCTTGATGTTCTGCCCGACAGCTTTATCGGACTTGGATTTAACTAGGGGCATTATCTTCTTCCTAAAGCCATGCGGTGGACGTCCTCGAATTCTCGGCGGGCGGCGGCGTCACCTTTATACCAGCGGGCGAACCATTCTTTATCAGTCTTCATTTCCTCGATGCGAGCCTGAGCCTGTTCGACAGACATGAAGCCCCCAGGGCCGGCCGGGTTCATGCCGATCATCGACCTTGCTTCCCCACTGGCGACACCGATCTTACGCAAGCCTTCCATGACGGTGGCGTACCCTGCCACACCTTCGAGGGAGGAGATAAAGTCCTCCTTCAACCCGAGAGCCGCCGCGCCACGTTGGGCGACGAGGAAGTTGTTCTCCGCATTAGCTCCCCAATTGGCCGCTAGGGTCTCCTTCTCAGCAGCAAGGGCACGGTCAGCTACGGTCTTAGCTTCCAGGGCGTCGGTGTCGAAAAAGTCAAGGATTTGAGCCGCAAGTTTGGGGAGAACGGCCGCGGGGACGTTCAGAGCCACTCCAGTCTGCGCTAGATGATCGGCGAACTTCTCATCGATCTCCGAGCCGGCCTTGGACTTCACCTCGGCCAGTTTATAAGCAGTCGGATCAGCGGGGGCTCCTAGGCGCTGCCAGAATGCCTTCACTTCCAATTCCGGGGCATCTGGACGCGGAATACGGGCTAGTTGATCCGGTGGTACACCGAGGAACTTCTGGGCTTCCCTATGAGCCCTTGATGCCATTGCAGCGGCTGCTGCTGGGTCGAGCTTGTCCCATCCAGCATTCTGGACGTGCCCCTTTACCTCGGGGTCGAGCACGTCGGCCCAGGAAGCCGGAAGAGGTTGCTTGTCGACCGGGGGATTAGCACCAGGGGTCGGATCAGTCGAAAGGGGGCCTCGTTCTCCACCAGGGTTTGTCTCTGGGGCCGTAACTCGCTCTTCGCTCACGACGCTTTCCTCGCAACCTGAGGCGCCACAGCGGCATAGATTTCGAGGTCATCCTCAAGCTCCATGACCCGGCGATCGGCCTCTTCAGCAATCTCGCGGAGACGCTTATGCTCTGGGTGTTCATAGTCGGTCTGTATCTGGTGAAGAACACCCTCGCGACTAAGCCTTTGTTCCGTCGGAAGTACCACACGGCTTGTGACGTGGCCCTCGGGGGTCTTGTACGTTTCGTAATTCCTCCAACTATTCCAGGCTTGTTGGGCAGCGATACGGGCGCCATTGATCTCCCGGGCGGCGACCTTGCCACGCTTGATGATCATGGCTTTTTCCATTTCTTCAGACATAGCTTATCCTTGTGTTGGGGCTACCAGCGAAGTTCTTCTTGTGCGAGATGCCCAACCTCATAGGCGAGGTCGAGGTCTGCATACACCCTAAACCCCTTCGCACGGGCTTTGAGGCAGAAGTTAATATCATTCGACATATCGTCCTTGGGTTCATCCCCATATGTCATGAAGAAATATGGGTGACTGAGTACATCGATCACCATGCGCTTGATCAGCATGAGACCCGATGGAAGGGCGGCTACAGGGACGAGCCCACGACGATCGCCGGGATCTTCACCAATGGGCCGGATCATGGATACATCAGGATTGTTCAGGTCGAGCGGAAAATGAAACCTCTGGTGCAAATCGTACCTAGCCCGGTAAGGGATACCAACGATATCCTTATCCCGCCGGATTAGAGCCTCTAGGATCGTCGGCGGGAAGGTCTGGTCGCTGTCGATCAGCATAAGGTGGGTGAATTGCTTGTTGTTCTTGATGGTCTCACAGGCGGTATTCTGAGTGGCTGCCGTCGCTCCCTCACAAACGCCGAACGAGATCATACCGGGCGGATAGGAGATAAGCAGATGACCAAGATGGCCAACGGTGGTCGATTTGACATTCTCGCCACAGGGCATGACGATCAGGACTTTAGGCTGTTTCATCATAGATACTCCGGGGGTAGGACTGTCTTGATGAAGGTATAGAACATGCGTAAAGTTTCTATACTCACCTCTCCATGCATTCCGGAAGGTATCTCCAGTTTACAGAAGGGTACGCGGTCAGTATAAAAAGCAAGTTGAAGACCTACCTGGTGACCACTACTCTCAACTGGTTTGAGTGTGTAGGTACGTTCGGTCATTTAGATTATCCTTGAGGAGCCACTTGACCAGGAGTGCCCGGCTGACCAGGAGGTCCAGGCTGTCCGGGAGTACCTGGCGGGTTGCCAGGAACTTGAGGCATTCCGCCCTGAGGAGTTCCAGATAGTGTTCCGCCGATATTTCCACCGGTTTGCGCCTTTGCAGTTATGGCCTGTGCTTTCATGATAGCAGCCTTTCCAGGAAGTGCCTTAAGTTCCTGATCAGCTTTCTCAGCATCCGCGGCGGCCTTCTCGGCCTGTGCGATCTCTTGAGGCGTTGACATCCAGTCTTCAGGGGCATTCCTTCTCTCAGCAATTGCTGGAAGTGCCCGTTTGAATGAAAAGATGGACATGATGCCTTTGTCCCCGGTGGCATTAGCAACTTGGGTCGCTAGCTCCACCGTTTGCATAAACCCAGCGATCTCCTGACCCTGCATCGCCCTAGCGAGCGGAGAGCAGAACTCCACCTTGAACTGTCCTTTAGCCTCTTTGAGCTCGGGAGGCACAGGGGGCAAAAGCCGTAACGAGGCCAAAATATCAAGTTCGCGAAGAATGATCGGTGCAAGGTATTCTGTATTCTGTCGGCCAACCCCCGGCGCCAGGAAGACGCCTTTCTCATTAGCCATCTCAATGACTTCACGAGCGCTCTTCTGAGTATCGCGAGTGTCCCAGGTAAGTTGGAAAAGGGACACGAGGAACGCGTCATTTATGTATGCAACCTCCGACTTCATCATTTCTTCGGTAATTTGGATGTCCCCGGTCGGAAGGACATCAACCAGCTTACGGCCCTCGCTACTAATGCCGCCATAGTTGAAGGCGCCTGCATGGGCCTTGAAGTCGAATAAGCCATCCTCGGGAAGGAGCCAGGCAGGTTCGCCAGCCAAGTGACCTTGAGACAAGAAGATACGCTTTTCGGCATTTAAGGTCTTGAGGGCTGGGAGGACCATCTGAGCCGGTCCTCTTCCGTAATCCTCATCGGGGGCCTGCATATAGCGGCTTACAACGAGTGGGGACATCCTGTATCCCCCCTCGAACATGATGTGGCCCTGGTCTTCTACACAAAAGACTACTGTGGTGACTTTCTTGCCCTTATTGGTCAAAACTTCCCACGGGCGGTAATCAGCATTCGGATGGGTGATCTGGAGAAAGTTAAACATCTGCTGACTGGCGTTCTCCAGGGCCGCTTCGAGGACCGCAGGGAAACGATAGCCCATATGATCGCAGAGTTGCTTAGCTTGTCTAGCAGTCCGCCTAAAGTGGCGTATGGAACCGTCTACCATGCCCTGATGGTTTTGGAGGACATAAATTTCCCCGGCGGGGACGCCACGGTAGCTAATTCCGGGCTTCATGCCGGCCGCGGTGTCCATTTCCTCCATCCACATGCCCATATTGCCGAAGACACCGAGGGATTGCCAGTTCGTGAAGTTCTGGCCGGCAAAATTGGCTTCCGGACGGTACCTCTG